CAGAGTTTCTAATCAATCCAACTGGTAGATTTGTGATTGGTGGTCCAGATGGTGATACAGGGTTAACAGGACGTAAGATTATCGTTGATACCTATGGTGGCAGTTGCCCACATGGCGGTGGTGCATTTTCTGGCAAGGATCCTACCAAGGTAGATCGTAGTGCGGCTTATATGGCACGTTACTTGGCCAAGAACATCGTAGCCAGTGGTAAGGCCACACATGCTACAGTACAATTGGCTTATGCCATTGGTGTAGAACAACCAATGAGTGTTTATGTTGACAGCGACGGGAATAATTTCGAGCTTACCTCATGGATAACTACTAATGTAGATCTAACACCTAGAGGCATTATTAATAGATTTGATCTATTCCGCCCAATTTACAGCTCTACAACTAACTATGGACACTTTGGTAAACCAGGTTTACCTTGGGAAGAGTTGGATTTATTCAAGGACTAATATGATAAAGAAATTGATTAATAGTTTATTTGGTACTAAACCCGAAGAGCCAGTTATTAAAGAACAAAAAACCAAAAAGTCCCCAAAAGAGATCGCTACAGAAGCAGGCGAACCTTGGGTGGAAGTGATTGGTATTGATATTGATAAAGATAATCCAGGTGCAGGTAGTTTTGAATTAGATTGGAATGATAAATTCGTAGCTAATTTAGTCCGTGCCGGTTATCAAGGTAAGACAGATCAGGACCTAGTAGACAATTGGTTTCGCAGTGTTTGCCAAAATGTGGTCCTAGAAAACTATGAACAAGAGCAAGCTGATCCAGATAATCGTCCGAGTAACCGCCGTGATCTAGGCAATGGCAGAACGGAAGTAAGTTGATCCTGTACGTCAATGGTGACAGCCACAGTGCTGGTGCTGAAGCAATAAATTCTTATGCGTTCGCTGAAGATGATTATAGTCTTCAATCCCATGGACGTAAACCTCATCCAGACAATCTAGCAGTAAGTTATGGGCAGCAACTAGCAGATAATCTAGGCTATGATTTAATTTGTGAAGCCGAAAGTGGTAGTTCAAACGAGCGTATTATACGTACCACACGTGAATATCTTTCTAAAGATAACATTCCAGAATTAATTGTAATTGGTTGGTCAACTTGGGAAAGAGAAGAATTTCTGATAGATGGGGTTTATTATCAATTTAGCGGAGGGATCCGTGGGATTGGGTGGTCTGATACTATTAAAGAATTGTATAAAAATTGGGTCGTAGATGCACAGTCTTATAAACGTGCCGGTTTTTGGCACGATCAAATATATAAATTCCATCTTGAACTTTTAGATAAAAATATCAAACATCTATTTTTTAATACATACACTGCATTTAATCATGATTTTATTAAACCTAATGATTGGGGGGACAATTATATCAATCCCTACCAAGATGATTATACCTATTCTAATTGGTTAAAAAATCAAGGATGCACAACCGTAAATCCAAATAGTTATCATTTTGGTACAGATGCGCATCAAAAATGGGCAAACTACTTGACAAAAAACATAAAAGAAAGTATAATGGTTAAATGAGATATCTATTAGTAGACACAGCAAACACATTCTTCAGAGCCCGACATTCAGCACATCGCCAAAGTGACACTTGGGACAAGCTGGGCTTTGCTATCCACGTAACCCTAGCATCAATCAATAAAAGCTGGCGTGATCAGAAAGCTGATCATGTGATCTTTTGTTTGGAAGGACGCAGTTGGCGCAAAGACTTCTATGAACCTTATAAGAAAAACCGTAGCGTAGCACGTGCGGCACTTACTGAAAGTGAAGCCGAAGAAGATCGATTGTTTTGGGAAACCTTTGATAACTTAAAAACATTCGTCGCAGAAAAGACAAACTGTAGTGTCCTTCAACACGGTGAACTAGAAGCTGATGATCTAATAGCTGGATGGATACAAAGCCATCCAGATGACCATCATACGATCATATCCAGTGACACAGACTTCTATCAACTCCTAGCAGACAACGTTAATCAATACAATGGTATCAGCGATGAGCTCCATACCTTAAAAGGTATCTTTGACAAGAAAGGCAAGCCTGTCATTGATAAGAAAACTAAAGAACCTAAGAAGATTCCTAATCCACAGTTTATACTTTTTGAAAAGTGTATGCGTGGTGATCCCACAGACAATGTATTTTCTGCATTTCCAGGCGTGCGCACTAAAGGTAGTAAAAACAAAGTAGGTCTTGAAGAAGCCTACAGTGACAAAGACAAGAAAGGTTATAATTGGAACAACATGATGCTACAGCGTTGGGTTGATCACAATGGTGTTGAGCATCGTGTGTTAGATGACTATGAACGTAATCGTGTCTTAGTTGATCTAACAGCACAACCAGATGCGATAAAGATTAAGATGGCAGAAACTATAGCGGCAGCACAAGTGCCTAAGAACATGCCCATGGTTGGCGCTCAGTTCTTAAAGTTCTGTGGCAAATATGATCTGGTTAAACTCAGTGACAATGCTAGTGCAATCAGTGAATGGTTGATGGCCAGTTATCCGCAGAAAGAACATGCATGATAGCAGATGGCAAGTTCCTGGCATTAGATCTAGAACTTAATCAGCCTAGTGGTAAGATCATACAGGTTGGTGTAGCCATAGGTGATAAGAACACACGCTTTGAGGACTATGTTGTCCGTAAATGGTTTATAGATCCGCAAGAACCTATCAGTGAGTTTATCAATGATCTAACAGGTATTACTGACGCTGATATACGTGCAGAAGCATATAGTCATGAACATGTTGCCCGTGAGCTCAGTGAGTTGATTAAAGAGCATAAGTGCTTTATCAATCCAGTGACCTGGGGTGGTGGTGATAGTGTGGAATTATTGGCAGAATTCAGCAAAAATCATGCTGATTTTCCGCATTTTGGCCGTCGTTGGATAGATGTTAAGACCTGGTATACATACTTGATGCTGACCAGAGGTAAAGCGCCTAGTGGCGGACTAGCATCAGCAATGGGCTATTTCAAACTGCATTTCAAAGGTGCAGCACACAGGGCAGATGTAGATGCTGCTAACACTCTAGCATTGTTTTTCAAATTATTGGAAAGACAAGCCCGATTAGAAAGTATTTTAGATAGTGCAAAAAACATTTGACATTTACTAAAAATCTAAATATAATAGTAATTAAGAATAGGAAAACATATGGCACATATAATTGATAAAACATTCGAATTCTGTTATGGACACAGAGTTTGGACACAGAAACTTAATGGTGAATATGCGGCAGACTTAAAGTGTGCTTGCAGACATCTACATGGACATGAAGGTAAGATGCAGGTGTATTTGAAAAGCCCAACTGGCGAATTAGATCCAACTGGTATGGTAACAGACTTCCGTCATCTTGAATGGTTAAAGAAGTGGATTAATACTTACATCGATCATCAGTTCGTTATTGACAAGAGTGATCCATTATACAGTCAGTTGATTGGTGATAAAATATTATTACCAGTGTATGTTCCCGAAACAACTCACATAGCAGGTTGGAATGTTCGTTTAGATGGCATCAAACAAGATACACCAGAATATGAATACTTTGAAGGTTTTTTAATCGTGGACTTTGTTCCAACAAGTGAAAACTTATCAAGTTGGATGGCTGATCTTGTAGAAGCAAAAATGAGCAAATTAAACGTAACTGTTGACCACATTGATTGGTGGGAAACTCCTAAAAGCCGTAGTGTATTTTATCGATAGGAATTCAAATGAACGTACCGGATCAGTGGGTGATATTAGAAATTACTACACCTAAAGAAACAATTCGTAAGGTCTTAGCTGGATGGCGTGGTGGTTACCTACACGGTGACAGTTGGAGATTAAACAGTGGTATTGTTGAAACTAAAGAGTTTGATGACTATTGGGACTTTCACGGTACTAGTGGCAGTGTCTATCGTTGCCGTAAGGATGGATATGGTATGACTACATATATGGCCCAAATCTACAACAGTTTCCTAGCTAGTTTATCAGATGATATGACCATGACTGTTTTAGAGGAATATAAATGAACGCAACGGTTTTTATCTTACTAGCCTTATTTGGCATCAAGCATTTCGTCGCTGACTTCTTGATGCAGTTTGACTATATGCTCCGTGAAAAAGGCATCTATGGCGCTACAGGTGGTGTTCATCATGCACTGGTCCATGCTAGTTGGACATTTTTAATTCTAGTATTCTTTTGTTCTAACGCAAATGATATTATCGCACTTTCGTTTGCGGACTTTGTCTTACATTATCATATAGATTATTTTAAACAGCATTTGAATAAAGGACTTACGCCAGCAGATCGTATGTTCTGGGTTTGGCTTGGCGCGGATCAAGCTCTGCACTATTTAACTTACGTAGGAATTATCGGTTATGTCACTCTTAGCTAAAGCAATCGTTAAAAATAAATGTTGGATTGTTGAAGATGATCTGCAGAATAAAATTGGTACTATTATGACTAATCCACAAGGTGTAGTTTATCAACATGATCAAACTCGTGAACAGTTTGCTAGTTTAAAAATGCTCAGCGACAAGTATAACATCATAGTAGATAAAGCACCTCCACGTAAGATCATCACAGAAAGTAACAATGTATATGGATTCCCATGTGAACATAAAGCTAATAATATCTTATGGGACGTTAAACATAAATTACCTATCTTTACCAAAGGTACTAAAAGTAAAAGTTTCTTCTGTGCTGGTTATTATATTGTCAAGTTTAATAACGGTTGGGTTAAATCATATTGTCCTAAACTAATTACACTTAATCGATATGCTTATGCTGGTCCATATGAGTCGGCAGAGGAAATGCAAGAACATTTACGTATCGCCAACGGAGCACTACATGGAACAACAGTTAAGCCTGCATCTGAAGAAATTTAACGATCGTGTCAAGGTAATGAATCAAACCAATGCTAAAGAGCTAAATCTTTCAGCATTAGAAGCACGTAATATCCACAGTGAGATTTTTGAACTATTAACAAAGATCAATGATCTTACAGAAATTAAACGAGCCGCAGACGCAGAAGCAATAGTATCAGTTGAATTTGATGGTGGCAATTTCTAATTATATATGTAGTTAATGGCATAAATAATACGTAAGGAGGATCGTCTAGTGAGTCGACCAAAACCCAACGTATTATTAGAACATGTAAATAAGACAACGTATAAGAGTGATCAGATTCTAAGCAGTGAAGGCATCTGGGCGGTGT